GTCTTTTCTGTCTTGATGTGTGCAAAAATACTAAAAACGGTTGACATAAATCAAGTGTGGTATAAAAAAGATGTATCTTTGTCCGCAAAATCAAGAGGTAAGATGATAATGAATAAGATAATAGGTTTGGCAGTGTTGCTGTTCTGTTTGAGTGGTTGCGTAAGGGATAATGATGCTATTTATTATCCGGTTGGCAACGTGGATGTGGAAAGAGGTGGTCCGGCTTTGGAGGCTGGAAAGGGTGATTTAATAGCCCGTAGTTACAATACCGAAGATTATGTACTGGACACGCTTGCACAATATCCGGGTGATCCGACGCTCGGTAAACTGACATTCATGGTCAGTCTGAAAAATCGGTTGGCAGATCAGGAGGTGAGTGACTTTAATGGCGTCGGTCTATCCAAACTAACGATGAGTCTTGGATATAAAGACGGCAACTATCCGGCAGAAAGCCAGGTTCCTGTTTATACTTCGTCCGACGTGACTGCCAGTTATGCCATCAAGCTCCGTTTAAAGGGAGAATTGACTTTAACAGGAGACGAATGGATGATTGACTATATTTATGCTCAATTAGCGGGTTTATTCCAGCCTTATCCTCCTACGTCTTTCCCGGAAGTGTTTATGTGTAAAGGGGGTGAGCAATCGTATGCTACGTTCGATTCTTTTCGTAGAACCTGGACGTTTGATATTACTTATGATCGTTCCAACCTTTCTTTCAGCCAACTGTATTTCAATCTGTTTGTGAATCTGGCAGGACAGAAAAGGGAGGATAGAGTCCGGTTGAGGATTGATAAGGAATCTTATTTCGAGATCTATAAAGAAAAAGAGGAAATGTAGTTAAACTGCATTTCCTCTTTTTCTTTGGTAGTGGGTACGAGAATCGAACTCGTATTACATGCGTGAGAGGCGTTTTTGTACACCATCTAAAACGCTTATAACTAATATCTTATAATATTTATAAAATCCATTTGCACCGAATTTGCATTAAAAAACGGTACTCATGCCCTTTCTTATAAATATCACCTCTTATATTTCATCTTTATCAAAGAACGTTTTCAATACAAAGTTAATCAATCAATCAGAAATAGCAAATATTATTTGTTTGAATTTAAGCTATCTATTTCTAGTTTATCCGGCTAGTAGTAAAAGTACTATTATGACTCAAAGCAACGATTCTGATAATAAACGTGCCGTAGAAGCCGTTTTCACTTTGAAGCGAGTAATCACAAAGCAAAATAAAAATATTATCGACGTATCTCGAATATTCGAGGTTAACGGAGAACGTATTTATAGTGATAATATTTCGCCTAGCGTATGGCGTAATACTTTAGATAATCCCGACATATTCCGGTTGGTGGAGTTATTCGCCATGGGTGATCTTGATATAGGGAAGCATACTACACACAGAACTAAAGATAGAAAATACCTTGCTAAATTGATCGAGTTTGTCCGGCGTAAGTTGAGACTTCATAAGTTGTATCTCTATATCCAATCTTTCAAGTTGCGTCGAAAGTATTAGCTCTTGTGCTTTAAAAGCTCCACGCGACGAAAATTCATGTAAGCCGGAATTTATAGCAACGACAAAACCACTAGGCCGCGAATATCTACTCTTTATATCTATTAGTCCCATTTTTTCGAGTTGGCGTAAAATTATGTCGCATTCATCTATTGTTATATTGTGCTCTTTTAAATCGTAAACGTCTAAGTCTGTCAGCGATTTATTAGAGGCGATTAGTATTGCTACTATAATATCTTTTTTATCTATTGTAATCATGTCTTTTGTTTTTGAATACTCTATTTATTCTCTATATTTTTTCGTATCTTCTCATTATCTCTTTTTAAGTTATCTACCATTTCCAATAATGCAGGGGTGAATCTATCGGAGGCAGCTAAATGATTTAAAAGACTTTGAGAAATCTCTAAGAAGTCATTATTTACTTCTATCTGTCTAACTCCATTAGAGATTGTTACTACACTCGCTTGTTCTTTTGATAATAATATCTTTGCGGCAACATCGCTAAAAAAGTATGGTTCGTTAATAGATATTGCATGTTCAACCATTGCTTTTAAACAGATTGTTATTCCTCGCAGATCACATTTTGATAACTGAAATTTCAATTCGATATACTCTGCCTTATATAGTATTTTTTTCGTAGAAATTTCACTTTCATCTTTTATTTTTTTTATATCCTTTGCAAAAGATTTGCTGACTTGCTTCACTTCATCTTTAACCTTCTTATCTATTGCAATCACATTCCAAATCTGCCATCCGATTAACATAGTCACCAAAAGCGATAAAATCCCTACTATCACCCCGATATAGTCTATACCTAACTCCGGCGCGGATGGTAACGAAACGCAAATAGCAACAACACTGCATATAATCGCAGTGATCGACAAACAGTTGCTCCAATATGATTTAATCCAGTTTTTCATGTTTAGATGAATTAATTTGGTTTATTCATTGGAATCAGCTTTCCATTTTAAAGAAGTCTTCAAAATTTCAGATTCAGAACCATTCCATTCATGCTTATATTGAATAAACATAAATGGAGCATTTGATAGAGTTTTAAAGGTGTGCGTTCTCACCCTTGACTCTCCGGGGAATAAGTCGTTAAAAAATCCAGTTTGGAAATCTCCTTTGGTGAATAAATTGTAGTACGCCTCAAAACTACCCTCTGGTATTATATCCGATTTAGTATTGTTTTTCAAAGTGTAATCTATCTTGTAATATGTAGTTCCTTGATTGTTGTTTATTATGTCTATTGAGTTCATTGTGACAGTCATATTGTCAGGTGCTAAATATTCTTTCCCAAAATCCAAATAATCAAACTTATCTTCGTCATTGGGGTTATTAGATTCAATAACTCTCCCTGTGTTGTATAAAATCTTATATGTATACTTTACTACTCCATCCACAGTGGTAAGGTCATAGCTTGCTATTATATTGTCTTCTTCAAATGATAAATGTGAACTGTATGAATTATAATAGGGTAACTGTGGATAAAACTTCCAAGTTTTAGTAATGTCAGCCGTATTTCCCTTTGTTATGATTGCATTATTTGCAGAAACAAAGTTTGTTTCGTCTTTCCAGATAGTATTTCCATATGGCAATTCCATCTCTCGTTTTGATTGAATTATATTTCCATTATTTGATATTTGTGAGAACCATAGGGTTGCGTTAGGGTTTAGATCAATCTCTTCTTTGTCTATTCCACAAATAAAACAATTGTCATATACATTAATATATGAATATAAATACCTGTCCAATACTTTTATAAAAATTGCAGATCCGTCATCTTGTGATAGAATTGTTGGAAACATAGTTTTAGCCATAGAAGTTGGGCTATCATCTTCTCCGACAACACATCCTACAACAATATTTCCATTCGATAATTCTTTGGGTAGATATGCCCATGAATAATTCTCATTTTCGGGATGTGTATTATTTTCCCATATCAAGTCCCCTTTTAAATCATATTTTGAAAACCAAAAAACTTTATTGATTCCTGCATTTCTTGCGCCATAAAGATACTTATATCCTTTGCTATCAATAAAAACTTCATTCAAAGTATTAATTGTTTGTGCATTTATGACCTTACATCCTGTAAGCCTATATATTTCTTGCGCTTTTTGATATGCTTCGTCTGTTGCTTGATTACCGCTTTCCGATTCGCCCTGTTCTACTATTCCTTTCCCACATGAACACAGACAAAAAACGAGAAAAAATACAGTTGAATATGATAATAGCTTTTTCATGTTGTTTTGTTTTTAGTGATTTATAATATGTTTTTAATTGATAAAATATTCTCCACAATAAAAAGATGAATAATTTCTCGTTTCGGCAAGTCTATATCGTCATAATCTGGATTCTCGCTACGAAGCAGAATTAAATTATCCGCATCTTTAGGATGCCTACGAACTCTCTTTATAAGCCTGTATTCGTTTGTTATGATTAAATAAACCTGTCCGTAGTTGAAATAGTCCCAACTCTCAATCTTTCTAATTACTACCCTGTCGCCCGAAGCTATTAGAGGTAGCATACTATCGCCCGTAGCGAATATAATCTTTGAATCCGGATTGATTTCCGGTGCGTCTATACTTCCTATCACTTTTTCGTCTGTAAATTCTATGTCTCTACCACTTAGCCCGCATGTTGCGTCTATGTCGTATATTAATGCTCCTTTTCGTTTTGTTTCGCTTATTGCAGATTCGGAAATCTCGATTGTTTTTTGTTCTCGCTCTGCATTTTTAATCATTTCGCCTTTTCCAGTGAGCAGCCAATTAGATGATATGTTTTCGCATTTTGCGAAAATTAAATCGTAGTCAAGTGTATCTCTTGATAGCCATGAACTAATAGTTGATGGAGCTACGCCTATATACTTCGCAAATACTGATGGCTTTCCATCGCTATAATAGTCGATTATTGCCTCTAATCTTTCTTTTTTAGTCATAATTTTGCGTATTGCGAAATTATTTCGTCGAATATTTTGCAATTTGCGAAACAACTTCTATCTTTGTCGCATCAAAGTTAATCAATCAATCAAGAACTAACAAATAAAAGTATAGAATTATGAAAGCAACAATAGCAATGACAAAAGACGCACAGCCAAGAGGCGAGTATAAAGAAACATCTTTGGACGCTCAAAAAAAGCAAGCTGACATCTTGATACAAGCGATTGGCGATAAATACTCAATCCGTTGCCAAAACAAAAACATCGCTCTTTCTGGACGCGGCGTTACAAGTTACGGAAATGGAAATTATGCAGTAACCGAAACGGTGCTGAATAAGCTGAAAAAGCAATATAGAGTTGAATGTGATTTTTAATATTAATCCGTAGCCCTTCGGGGCTATTAAAACCACTCTGGGAGATTTTTCGCTATAACATATACTATTAAAGAAATGAATGATAATGAGAAGAATACATAAGTCAATATGTCAAAAAATAAAAAGGTTTTTGACTTACCTTTTAAAGAGGTGGGATCGGTATTGGCACCGGAGACTATATTTTGTAACCGTTTATAATCTTCCAGTTGGCGGCGTTTTGACCGGAAAATATCATAGTATAGCGCGATTGCTACGCTTAGAATACCCAGTGTTAGCAATATTACGGTCGAAACAAACAGGACGCGCACCGGGTAAAATTCTTGGCTATTATTGGATAATGCTACTAAAGCCCCTAGAAGACCAGCCCCCGCAATTAATATATTATAAAACCACGTTGAGCGAGTTTTTAAATATTGCTCCTTGGACTGAATGTACTTTTTAGCGGCGTTAATCGCTTTTGGATTCTTTGTATTATTCATTTCTTTTTTTATGCAAAGCTAATAAAATAAATATTACGACAATGAACACAACACCAATTAAACCGACACTGCAAGCGATGGAAGTAGGGCGACAAACCTACTTCCCCCGCAACCGCAGAAAATCAGTAAGAACGACCGCATCCGATTTAAAAACCGATGAAGGAAAGATTTTTAAAACTTGGATCGACGGAGATAACATTTATGTTGAACGCAAAGAATAGTACGACAATGGGACGAACTAGAGTAACCGGAAAAGTTGAGCCAATAGTAAAGAGGTGGCTTAGTAAAGATGAAGCAAAATCCTATATAGGATGCTCGGATGATTTTTTGAGAACGTTACGGGAAAAAGCTCTCATTTCTTTTTCTCAATTTGGAAAAATGATCTGGTACGATTTATCGAGTATAGATAGATTCATACAGAGTAATAAGGTTGTATAAAGCTAAACACCATGCTAACACTAAAACAAAGCCCCGCCGCTATTATCTTAATGCTTTCAGCGTGCAGCCTCGCAGAAGGCGAGCCGGAGCCGGGCAAATTAATCATCGCACTATTGATCGTATTTATCACGGTTGTCTATGTGCTAGTCTGTAACTATCTAAACGTGAAACGACATGGCGGTGAATCCTCAATGTATCGGTAATTGCCGAATTTGTACGGTTCTTGGCGCGTGTCCTTCTGATACTCTAGTTTGCGAAGATTGCGGCGAAGAGATCGAACCGGGCGAAGAGATAGAATTAGAGGTCGAAACGTACGAACGCGGCAGACATGGCACAAAGATAATCACTGTTTGCACTCGTTGTTACGAATCGCTTTATCAGGGTGGAAACGATAACTTTTAAATAAAATAATAAAACCTTCCGGTGTATTAGGCAACCGCATAAAGAATATGAGTACAAATAATAATTCAAAAGGTAGTGAAATTGGTTTTTGCGGGCTTCTTACTATTGTTTTCATTGTATTGAAACTCACAAATTACATTAATTGGTCTTGGTGGTGGGTAACGTCTCCTTTATGGATTCCTGTAACTGTTTTGCTAACTGTAATCCTTCTCGTTTCCATACTGAAAGCGATGTTTAAATAACCAAACAACAAGATAATGACACACTGGAAAACTCAATTTAATTATGACTATCTAGGCGCTTACAGCCTACCGGATGGAAAAGATATAATTCTCACCATCCGCGAAACGAAAAAAGAACAAGTAGTCGGCGCGTCTGGAAAGAAAGAAGAATGTTTCGTCGCTTACTTTTACGAGAATGTAAAACCGATGATCCTCAACCGGACGAATTGCAAAACATTGACGAAAATTTTCAAAAATCCGAATTTTGAGTCATGGATAAACAAGCAAATTCAAATCGGAGCGGTATTAGTTGACGCTTTCGGTGAAAAGGTTGATTCGCTTCGTATTCGTCCTTTTCTTCCGAAAGTAGAAAACTCATTGCCTACGGTTGAGACAGGATCGGCAATCTGGAAAAATATCCTCGACGGTCTGGCAGGTGGTTTTACGGTCGCACAGGTACAGACGAAATATAAACTAACTAAAGAACAAATCAAAGAATTAGTAGCACATGAAATCAAGTGAACAAAAAGAAATCGAATGGAAGGAAAAGAGACGGGGCAAAATAACCGCCTCCACGCTTCCCGATCTGATGAAAGCGGGCAAAGGTTGTCCCTTTGGTAAAGCTGCGTTAGATGCGATGTATTTAGTGCGATACGAGCGGAGAACCGGGATGATGCGAGAAAACGGAAGCAACAGGGCGTTTGATTGGGGACATGAAAACGAACCGCTAGCGGTCGAATGGGTACGGAGCCAGTTAATGAACGAAATCAAGTCGTGTACAACCGATTTTAAGGACATTGTTTTCAATGAACCGTTTGAAGGATTCGGAGATTCACCGGATTTCTATGTGTACGGATTTGACGGGAAAGTTATCGCTCTGGGTGAGATCAAGTGCCCGATGTCGCAAGGAAAGATCGAATCGCTGCAGTTCGGAAATACCATCGACGAAAAAGACGAATATTATTGGCAATTCCTCGGACATTTTCTAGGGCGTCCGGACGTAGACAAGTTGTATTATGTCATTTATGACGGCTATGTAAACGACGGTCGAATACTCGAAATGAATCGAGCCGATCACGTGGAGAATATAAAGAAACTCTATGATCGAATCCGGTTGGCTAGCGAGATGATAGACGAATCTATCCGTTCCGGTCTGGACTTGCTTGATTGTGTCGATAAGGCAAAAGAGGTTTTAAAATTAAAGATGCAGATCGAGGCATTAAAGCCGGAAGCGAAAAACAGTGTTCCGGTTAAAAATCAGATTTATAAGTTGCGGAAGGAATTGCGCAAACAGACGAAGAAAGTACCGTCACAACACTAACACAACACGATTAATCACATTTTTATAAACACTTTAATAAACACGAAATTATGAACACTTGGTTTTTAACGAAAATTCGCTACGAGAAAGTAATGGAAAACGGGATGCAAAAGAAGGTAACCGAACCGTATTTAGTCGATGCGCTAAGTTTTACCGAAGCAGAAGCGCGAATAATCGAAGAGGTAACGCCGTTTATCTCCGGTGAGTTCACAGTGTCCGACATTTCCCGCGCACATTATAGCGAGATATTTACGAGCGAAGAGGATTCCGCCGATAAATGGTTTGCTGGGCGACTCGCTTTTACTACACTTGACGAGAAAAGCGGCAAGGAGAAGCGAACGTATACGAATGTACTTATACAAGCCGCAGACATTCACGACGCAATGAAGAAACTCGACGAAGGTATGAAAGGAACGATGGCGGATTATTCTTCGATTCTTCTCAAAGAAACGGCGATTGTAGATGTTTATCCGTATGAAGCGAAAAAATAAATACTTTACCAAACAATATTATTAACCAATAATGCCGCCGAAAAGGACGGCGTGAGGTGAAAGCCCTCGTATTTAAGTTTAATGTTCTACGTCTAATCAGCGTAGTGAATATCTGGTTAGACGACAAATAATTTTAAATATATGGCAAAGTATAACAATGTAAAAATAGACGGATACGACTCTAAAAAGGAATATCGACGCGCTAAGGAGTTGAAACTACTCGAAAAGAAGGGGATTATAACCGGATTACAAGAGCAAGTAAAATACGAGCTTATTTCGCCTCAATATCATTTCTACGAAGTGCAAGGAGTACGGAAGATGCTACACAAAAAGAAACTGATCGAACGAGGCGTTTACTACATCGCGGATTTCGTTTATTATCGGGATGGTGAATATATCGTCGAAGATACTAAAGGAGTTCGGACAAAGGAGTATATAATCAAACGTAAGCTCATGCTTTACGTTCATGGAATTAAAATAAAGGAGGTATAAGAATGGTGAAGAAAACAGCACAGAAGCCAGTAAAACACGATTGTCGAACGTGTCGCAATGGAGGAAGAGAGAATAATTTTATTTGCTATTGTTCCGTCCTGAAAGTAGGACGGGCGATCGGGATAAGGATTTGTAGTTATTATGTCGCTCGATAGACTTTATAAGTGTGATGAATATAGACGGATATACGCTAACCGAAAAGATGCGAAAAGCGCGACGACGTTTCAGATTTACCGCCACCGAACAAGCCCTTTTTTACGAATTAGTGGCTATTTGTAACGGCGAAGATTGGAGGGACGTTTTCGATTGCTCGAACATTGAACTTTGTTTTGCGCTTAACGTGAATGAGAAAACACTAATAAAAGCCCGTGAGTCTTTAATAAATGCAGGATTGATTTATTATAAATCTGGTAAAAATAAACGTGTCATTAGCTCGTATTCTTTCGTGAAGGAATTTAAAACCACTGTAACTACTACTGTAAATTTTACAGCCAATCAAACAGCCAATAAGGGAGCCAATCAGACAGCCAATGATACAGTAGATAAGGGAGCCAATGATACAGGGGATAGTACAGACTATAATAAACTAAAACAGAAACCAAACAGAAATATACTCTCTAAAGTCTCTCATGGAGATTTTGATTTTATATCTGACGAGTTTTTAGAAGCGTTTTCGCTCTGGCTTGAATATAAGAAAGACAGGCGGGAAAATTACAAATCGGAAAAGTCACTTAAAGCGTGTTACAACAAATTAGTGAAGTTGAGCAAAGGTGATCCGATGATCGCATCTCAAATCATAGATGAAGCGATTGCGAATAATTGGGCGGGATTCTTTGAACTGAAAAAAAATAGAAATGAACATGAAACAAGCGAGGGCAAAAACGATGCAAAGAGTATCGACGCCCCTATTATCCGTACTTTGTCGTTCTGACGACCCGATACCATACGACAAGCGAGCCGATTGCTTTAAATCGTGCTGTAAGGAGATTTGCCCCTGTTTTGAAATAACGGATGCAAATAAAAACCTTATGAATGAAGTATTTAAGTATGCAGAGGGTGTTTCTTCCCATTTTGACAATGGTAAAGGACTCTTATTCACAGGCACTATCGGAACAGGCAAAAGCACAATTATACAAATCCTCAACAGGTATTTAGTGCTTAGTAGAGGCTCTAAAAATCCCGGCGGATACCCAATCGGTGGATTTCGGATTGACTCGGCGTCATTCGTGGCGAATCGATACACTGCATTGGGAGGCGATGGACTCGACCTATATACGTACAATGCTGGGCAACCTAGAGATGTGTGTTTCGACGAACTCGGCAGAGAGCCGCTTCCGGCTAAACACTTTGGTACCGAGTTAAATGTTATGCAATATGTTTTCCAATGTCGCTACGAGCTTCGATACGATGCGGTAACACACGCAACTACCAATATGACTATCGAGGAAATACAATTGAAATACGGAGCTTATATTGCGGATAGAATAAATGAGATGTTTAATGTGATTGAATTGAACGGAGCTAGTAGAAGATAATTAATACAACGAAACCATGCGAAGCAGAAAAAAGAAACTTGTGTACTTTAAAAAGATTCCGGTTCGCGTCGATCTGGAACAATGGCAAAGGCTCGATAAGATTCGCGCTGACTACCATTTCAAAAGCACATACGAGATTATGCAGTACATTTTAGGCTGCTTTCTCCGGGTTGCTGATCCGATGCCAGGCGATGATGATGAAGAAGTACTACCGGACGAAATCAAAGAAATGTTCTACGATCTATCACAGGCGGAACGACATTTCGAGTATGTAAAACCAAAACGAAAACTACCACAACACAAGGTAGACGAGATGAACGGACAAAAACGATTAGAAGGATTTTAATATGGTTAAAAAACTATCAAACACAAATTATTTGCACGACATATCAGCAGACCCCGTCGCGGCAAATGAACGGAATCGGAAGTATATCGACCGATTTGTTTCAGAGAATTATAACGGCTTAGTTAGCAAGTTTTCACCCTTAGACGGTACGATAAATTCAAGCGCTTTCGGAGCACTCGACAAATTAAACTCTACGATAATCTCGCTCTATACTGATCCGAATTTACACTTTACAGATTGGGAGCAGGCGAAACAATATCTATCGAACAAGTTTACAGAAAAGGCGATTCGCGTTCCGGTGAAGAAACCTGTAAAAAGCGAAGTAGTAGAGAATGAGGACGAAATTATTAACGATTAATATTATTGTTTCGATGAAAGACGTAGAACTATTTAACGACCATTTCCAGAACTATAAAACATACGGTATTCCGAAAGCACAACTAATCATTGCGGATATTCCCTACAACATCGGGAAGAACGCATACGGTTCTAATCCATCTTGGTATATCGACGGAGACAATTCTAACGGAGAAAGCGAATTAGCCGGAAAAGAGTTTTTCGATACCGATAAAGATTTTCGAATTACTGAATTTCTTCACTTTTGTAGCAAGATGCTCGTTAAAGAGCCAAAAGAAAAAGGAAAATCCCCCTGTATGATTGTCTTTTGTGAATTTCAGCAACAATTCGAACTTATACAGAAAGCTAAAGAATACGGGCTGAACAATTATATCAATCTGGTATTTAAAAAGAACTTTTCGGCACAAGTTTTAAAGGCTAATATGAAGGTCGTTGGTAATTGTGAATATGGTGTACTCTTATATCGGGACAAACTGCCAAAGTTCAATAATGGCGGTCGGATGGTATTTAATTGTTTCGATTATCCTAGAGATACAGATACACCGCGGATTCATCCGACACAAAAATCAGTTCCGTTGCTTGAGCGGTTGATCGAACTTTTCACCGATGCGGGTGATGTTGTAATAGACCCATGCGCCGGAAGTGGGACAACATTACTTGCAGCCGCTCAATGCGGGCGAAAAGCATACGGATTTGAGATAAAGAAGAAGTTCTATGCAGATGCGAATAAAATCATTTTGTCGCGGATGCAGCCTAGGATGTTTGTGTAGAATTAATAAATAATAAAGTTATGCGAATACTAGATTTACCATTAATGGCGGTTTGGTTTCTAATGATCGAATCCGGCGAGAAGAAAGAAGAATATCGGGAAATAAAACCGTATTGGATCAAACGCTTAAAGTGTTGCGGACTTCATCCAAGCGCAAAAGGTTGTGACGGTTGTCCGGTTGGTAGTTGCGATCATTATACACACGTTCGTTTCCGGTATGGGTACACCGCGCGATCTATGTTGTTTAAGTTGGATCGTATTTCGGTTGGAGTTGGTCGGAAGAAATGGGGTGCACCTGATAAGAAAGAGGTGTATGTTTTAAAGTTGGGTGAACGGATTGAATAACTAATAACAATTTAAAAAGGAATATTATGGAAATAATAAATCTAACGAAAAAAGAAGAGGAGTGGATTAAGGAATTAAAGAGAGTACTTAAAAAGCAACCGAGATCATTAACGTTGTTTGCCGATGGTAATCTAAATGTTTTGAAAAGCGAAATGGAAGACTGCTTACGAGAAAACGGGAGAATGGATAGAGATAGCATTGTTGCTACAATCTTAAATGCTTGCGATGGAGGTGTATTTTAATTAAAACTGAAAAGTAATGAAGAAAAGAAATACAAAAAAAGGAGAGTTTATCTGTCGTAGACAAAAACCTTCTGATAAGTCTTTTTCTCTCAAAGAAAGCTATCGGCTTGCCTACTTTGAGGTAATGAATAGCCCAGCATATATTATCCGTAAACGGAAGATTAACAATGTTATTTATGTTGGCAGGGATAAAAGAGAAGCCGATAGACTTCTCAAATTCTTTAATAAATAACCTCAAAAAAAATAAGAAATGAGCCAAACACAAAATCAATCAAAGTATTATTATTCCCCTCGTTTTCGTCACTTCAATATCTATCGTCGTGATCCAGATGGAGACACAAAGGTAGATGATGCGGCAACACAGGAAGAGGCGAAACGGAAAGTCTACGAGTTAAACGGATGGAATTACAAATCTAAAAACAACACGGTAAAATGAGTAAAGTAAAACAGTACATTGAACAAGCCACAAACGAGCGCATCCGCTCGCGTGGGTTAATCCGAAAAGTTGCTATCGAAGCGGCTCGGATGCAGAGAGACGAAACGAGGCGGCAAGCTATCGAAGTGTATAAACAAATGTGTCCGTCTAAGAACTGCAAAGGTTGTGCAAGCCGGATACATAAACAGGAAACACAATCGACTCGATGCGACGGGAATTGTGCACGGATTAGATTACTTATTAACGGATTAGACCGGATCGAAACGTTATGTATATAATCAGGCGTATTCAATGCAAATCGGGCGATGTGTCCGAGACGCATTTAGTTGAGATAGAAACGGACGACATCGAGGCAACACGAAAGGAGTTGCACGATTGTTATCAATGTGATAAGATTCTTTTTAATTATGACGAACAATGAGTAGAAACCCGCATTACATTAAGATGATTAACTCCAATCGTTGGAAGTTACTTCGAGCTAAGAAGCTACAAAGCAATCCGGTTTGTGAGATGTGCGAGGCGAACAATCGCAGTACGCTTGCAACGGAAGTACATCACATTGTCCCGGTTGAGTCCGTGTCGCATGAACTCGGAATGAGGCAACTTATGTTTGATTATAACAATCTGCAAAGTCTTTGCCATTCGTGTCACTCTGATACGCATCGACGTGCTTTCAGTCATTCGAAAGAGGCGGTACAGGCGAACAATAAGCGAGCTACGGAACGGTTTGCGGATCGGTTCTTAAAAGATAATAACGATTAAATAGACGAATAATGAATGAAGAAGAAATAAACTTGGTAAATAAAACCGTTGAGCTATGGAACGATTTTATTAAACTCCCTGAACTGTACAAGAACGATAGACAATATGTACAATATCATATTGATGCGATACAAGCAATAATAATGCAAAGACAGACGGCAAGAAATATGCCGATTCTATTTAAAATGCCCGATTCGGTAAGTGTTGCCGAAAACGAAGAATAATACTCTTTTTCGATTTATTTACAACCGCTCAACCTCGACGAAGGGGGGGCGGTTTTTTTATTTTTTAACGCGATACGCTAAACCCACCTCACCTCATATTTACACGCGCGAGTAATTTTTGAAACGAGGGGGTGCGCGTTGGGGGTAAACTTTTTGCGCGCATCTTCCGAGCTACCAAATACTTGCGATCTTTTCCTATATGCAAAAAGCCTATAAAAATGTGTGATTTGGACGACATAAAAGAAAAGATTCGCGCCGCGATGGAGTCGCAGGGAACATATACGGAAGATTTAGACCTCTGTATAACTCTTTGCGCAGGTTCATATATGGCGTTTCAAATTGCACTAAACGATATTTCAAAGAAGCGTATGAAGTCATACGTGAAAGAAGTGTCCCGCGAAAATAATGATAAACTTACGGCGCATCCTGCTTTCAAAGTTTTATTCGATGCACTCGAAGCAACGCGCAAACAATTACGCGAACTTGGTTTGACCTTTCAAACGCTTTCTGCATCTGACGACGACGAAGTAAACGACCTGATTAACGAAGTAAACAAAATAGATCGCGATGAACAAGGAGAATAGAGACAATTTGATAGCGTTAAAGCAGTCGGTTATCTCCGACTTGCATAACATCGACGTTGATTCGTATAAGCTAGACAAGGCAGACGAAAGACTAAATGTGTATATTAAAGGTTGTATTAACAATCCGGACGCGCACAACCTTTACGAGTTACTAGCCGTTCACCGCTTCTTTGTTTTCCTCGATAAATACGAGTTTCGGATCAAGGAAGTAAAGAAGTTCGTCACGTTCTATGAGCGTTTGAAGTTTTCCGGCACGAAGGGAAAAACTAGATACAAGCTGACTCCGATACAAGTGTTTCAGTTCTCTAACATTCTCGCATTTTACAAGCCCGGAACAAACAAACGTTTGATTCGTGAAGCTCTTCTATTCGTTCCACGTAAATTCAGTAAGACAACAAGCGTAGCGAGTCTTTCGATTAACGATTTGTTGTTCGGTGATGCGAACGCACAAACATACGTTGCTGCAAATTCATATAATCAGGCGAAAGTTTGTTTTGATGAAATACGTAATATTTTAAAGTCTCTCGATCCGAAGTTTAGGCACTTCAAAATTAATCGAGAAATCATATATAACCGCATAAAGGGAAAAACCTCTTTTGCCCGTTGCCTTGCCTCTAACCCGGATAAATTAGACGGACTTAACGCAAGCATGGTAATAGTAGACGAGTATTCACAAGCCGATAGCGCCGCATTGAAGAATGTATTAACTTCCTCAATGGGCGCACGGCTCAACCCTTTAACCGTAGTAATTACGACCGCATCCGATAAAGAAACGGCTCCATTCGTCGAAATGCTCAAAATGTATAAATCGATCCTACGAGGTGAGATTGAAAATGATTCCATATTTGCACACATCTTTGAGCCAGACGTAGACGACGAGGAAGGCGATCCGGCAACGTGGCGTAAAGTGCAACCACACATGGGTATAACTGTTTATGAAGATTTCTATATCGACGCATACCAGAAGGCTTTATATAGCGCACCGGACGCGCTAGAGTTTCGAACAAAGTTACTTAACGTATTTACTACCGACCAAACAACAAAATGGATTGAGGCAAAGCAGATCGAAGAACGATTCAAAGATATTAGAATAGAAAATATTGGTACTTATCCGCTTACGATGGTGGCGGTTGATTTGTCCGTTCGAGACGACTTCTCTTCGGTTACTTATAATATCTATTCGAAAGAAAGCGGCTCTTTTCATTCGCATACGGACTACTATTTCCCGGAAGGAGCTTTGAAAGATCATCCGAATCGGGAACTTTACGAAGGTTGGGCGAAAGCGGGCTATTTAATTCTTTGTGACGGTGATATTATCGACTATCAGCAAATAGTAAACGATATACTTGCACGTGCAAAGTATCTACAAATTATGGGAGTTGGCTATGATCCTTATAAATCGGCTGAATTTGTAAATCTTCTTACTTATTCCGTAGGCGGTGCGAGTGAATATATTAAGCCTGTTAAACAGACATACGGAACGTTTACAAGCCCTATCGAATCCTTTGAACTTGCTTTGTATCGGGGTAAGCTCACCTTTAGCCCTAATCCGATTACGCCATACTGTTTTAGTAATGCGGTATTAGACGAAGATCGGAACATGAATAAGAAGCCAGTCAAGAAAACGCATAACGCGAAGATTGATTCGACTATAACAAACCTAATGACATTCTACTTATTTAATAACATGGAGGTATAATGAAACTATCTTTTAATTTTGAATTGGGACGTTCAAAGACGCAAAAACGCGCCTTAAATGCAGAGATGAGCACAACGGATAAAGATGCGGCGATAAACTCCCGATTACCATCGTTACCCGGTCAGCCAATAGATGTGCATAACAGTAATCAAGCAATGAAACTTTCAGCCGCATATAGATGTACTTCTATTCTTTCGGGGACTATCGCGTCTTTACCGCTTATAATTAAACGGAAAAAAGATGGATATTTCTCACCAGACGAGGAAAACGATTTATATACGATATTAACCCGTATGCCTAACCGACGAATGAATAGTTTTGAAATGGTTAGGAATATGGTTGTTCAAATCGTAAATCAAGGAAACGCCTACATCGTTATCCGTCGAAAGTTCGGTAGTGTCAGCGAGCTTGTATTATGCGCAAATAATACAGTAACCTATGACAAATTGAATGATGTTTATATTATTTCTGATCCATATAACCGGATATATGGGCGTTTTGAATCCTACGAAATAATCCATCTTAAAAATAATAGTTTGGACGGGGGATATACAGGAGTAAGCACAATAATGTACGCTAGCCGTATCTTTTCCATAGCCGCGAGTGCAGATAATCAGAATTTACGAACCTTTCAGAATGGAAGTAAAATAAAGGGGCTTGTTTCCGGTGCAAAAGAGATAAATAAAGGGTTGCCCGGTGCAGGTATGACGGATATTCAACTTTCTACGGTTGGAGATCGCATAGAGGAACAACTAAACACAGGAAGAGACATTATTTCAGTTCCCGGCGATGTTGGATTTCATCAACTTTCTATAAATCCGGTTGATGCGCAGTTATTGGAAACAAAGAAATTCAGTATTCTTGATATATGTAGATTTTACGGAGTTCACCCAGATAAAGTATTTGCCGGACAATCTACTAATTACAAAGCTTCTGAAATGAGCAATGTTTCTTTTTTAACTGATACACTGCAACCAATATTGAAACAAATCGAGGCTGAATTTAATTACAAGCTGATTCCTAATTCGGTCGCTCACTTATATAGTATTTCATTTGATTTGTCATGCTTATATCAAACCGATTTAACGACGCAAGCGAGTTATTACAAGGCTCTGGAAGAAATGGGCGCTCATTCTCCGAATGATACCCGTAGAGCATTAGGAAAGCCACCTGTTGAAGGGGGCGATAAAGTATTTATTTCTTGCAACGTTCAACCAATCGAGGCGGCTAGTCAAAAAGTAGAGCTACCAAAGAATGAGGAAACAAACATATAGTAAAATGATATTTGCAAAATATGGAAATACGAAGTTATACAGAGTTAGGTGCTCCTAAAGTTGGAGATGGAAGAATAATCGAAGGTTATGCGGTTGTATTCGGACAAGAAAGCCGTGTATTGTACGACAGGGAAAAACAACGCGCTTTTGTTGAGGTGATCGAAAAGGGAGCTATAACGGAAGAGTTATTGCGTAGTTGTGATGTTAAAGCTCTGTTAGATCATAACAAACAGAGATTGTTGGCTCGATCTAATCGCGGTGCAGGTACTTTGTCGCTTGAACTTGACGACTACGGACTAAAATACAGGTTTGAGGCTCCTAGTACTCCCGATGGAGATTTCGCCGTAGAAATGATTAAACGCGGTGACATTTTCGGTTCGTCTTTTGCGTATGCTTTAAATGAAAAGGATAAAACAAAAGTTTCCTATTCAATGAAAGACGGATTGTTGCTTCGTACTGTACACATGATTGATCGGATTTCTGATATATCTCCCGTTGTTGATCCTGCTTTTTATGGTACAGACGTAACGGTGCGGAGTATGGACGATACGATAGCGGAATTGTCCGGCGAGAATAAAGACTATTTAAATGAACTTAATAATTTACGCAAATCAATTTAAAACATGAGAAAAGAATTTGAAACTATTGCTCAATACAAAGAGCAGATGCGCGCTATGTTGGATAAAGCAGAAGCGGAAAAAAGAGCACTCGACGCAAGCGAGAAAGAGCAGTTCGAGCAGTTGAAAACAAAGAAAGAGCTTTTAGAAATGAAGGTAGAACGCCGTGCGCTTGAAGATATTAACGCGGGTTTGGTATCAGACCGTCGCGTGTTGTTCTCACAGGCTGTTTTTGACGTCGTTAATCATCGCTCTTTGGAAGAATACAACGGAGTAGTATCGGAAGGCGGTATTAAAGTTGTAGAACGTGCGGTGACTGTTACAGATACAACCGATGCGGCTAGCATGGTTCCTGTTACAATCGGTGAAATCATTGAACCGTTAGAAAAAGGTTTGATTATTGATAAACTAGGTATCAAGATGCAAAGCGGGCTTGTAGGTGACCTTGTTTTCCCAACATTGGCGGCTGTTGAAGCAACAATTCAGGGTGAAAACGTTGCGGTTACCGATACCGAATTGAATATCGACAAAATCAAGGCTTCACCCAAACGTGTATCTATTTCTATCCCGGTGTCTAAGCGTGCGATCAACCAAACGAACTACTCTTTGCAGGACGTTGTTTTGAAGCAAATTTCGCTTGGTGTCGCTCGCACTTTGAATAAATGGATGTTTTCGGGAACTGCATTGTCTGGCGCAAGCAACGGGGTGTTTGTAAAGACAAAACCAGATGTTGAATATACAAACGCGTTGACATTTGCGGATATTGTTTCGCTTGAATCTACCGTAATGGATGCGGGCGTAGATGTAACCGACGGTACAGCTGCCTATGTTTGCACTCCAAAGGTGTATGGTGCTTTGAAATCCACTCCCAAAGCGGCGGGGGCTGCTGAAATGATCTGCCAAAATGGTATGGTGAACGGTTATCCGGTTCTTGTTACTAACTACATAGACGCCGATTCTATCGGATTCGGTGTATTCTCCAACGCTGCTATCGGTCAGTTCGGCGATATGGATTTAGTTATAGACCCGTATACCGGAGCGAAAAGTAATGTCGTAAACTTTGTGTTGAATACTGATTATGATATTGTTGTAGCTCGCCCGGAAGCCTTTGCCATCGCAAAGAAAAAAGCTTCTGCCTAATCCTATAACCTATCATTCACTAAAGGGCTGGGGCTTCGGCTCTAGCCCTTTCTAATTTATACAATATGGCACAATACGTAACACTCGAAGAACTCAAACAGCATTTAAACGTTGACTTCGACACGGACGACGCGTATATAATCGGGCTTATCGAACCCGTTCAACTTCTTATCGAATCGTATCTAAATAATCCGCTAGATAACTACGTTAAGGACGCAAAAATAGATCGGCGTATCTGGCACGCGATCCGCATCCTTATAGCGAATTACTACGCAAACCGCGAATCGGTAACATTTGCCACTCCGCAAGTTATTCCGGGGCACATAGAACTATTGCTGCAACCTTTAAAACGATATACGTAATGCAAGCAGGATTATTAAACGAAATGATCGCTTTTTACCGTAGCGAGTCAAAGCGCGATAATCTGGGCGGCACGTCTGAAAGTTGGGTGAAAGTATTCGATAAACGCGCATACATTCGCTTTAAGTCGGGTGCACGTAAAGAAGCGAACGGCGAGATATATAATACGACCGTTAATACGATAATGATTCGCATCTGTAAAGAGATCAACGCTAAAATGAGGATCGAATACGACGGGCAAAAATACAAGATTCTATCTATCAATCACGACCGGAAGCAACAAGCAACGGTTATAGAAGCGGAGGTAATCAATGAGTAACGACAATTACACCGGGCGCAACTTGTATCGCGTCGAAGTGGATGCAATGCGAGTAAACGAACTACTTAAACGGTTGAACGATAAAGAAGCAAAGAAGGCAATTTCCTCCGCTCTTAGAAAGTCGATTCTTATCATTCGTAAACAGGCACAGGAAAATTTAGTTTCTGCTGTTACTGATGCAGAATTTGGAAGTTCTAAGAATGGCGTATCGTTCAAACCGCTAAAGAACGAAATAAACGTAGCAGTTTATCGCAATGCTTCCGGTGCACGGGTTGACTTGATCGACCGACGCAAAAAGGGATCACGCGCCTATATGTTGAAATGGTTTGAATCAGGAACCAAAGAACGAGCTACCAAAAAAGGAGCGAATAGAGGTATTATAAATGCTTCCCACTTCTTTTCTAATGCGGTCAAATCGAAGCAGAAAGAAGCAGAGAACTCACTAGAGAAAAATATAATTGATTCTATAATGAAAGTAACAAATAAAAAGAAATGAGTTTATCAATAGGCGCACACGTATATAAGAGATTAAGCGACTCTACAGAGTTGGCAAAATTGGTTTCTGATAAAATATATGCTATCTCGACCAAAACGGAAACATCTTTTCCGTTCGTTATCTACAAGCGTAGTTCTCTGGTTCCAGAATATACGAAAGATAGATATGGTACGGGCGATACAGTTTCGGTTGAGATCGTTGTCGCCAGTGATAACTATTTGAACTCTGTTACAATCGCGGAAGAGGTACGTAAATCACTCGAAAACAAACGAGGAAGTTATGATAACTTCGATGTGATCGATTCTAAACTAATTAGCGCGAATGAGGATTTTATAGAAGATACTTTTATTCAAAGCCTCGTATTCTCATTTAAAACTGAATAATTAACTAAAACACGATAAAATTATGAGTAAAGCAAAATCTGTGTTAGGAAAAGACCTAATGTTATTCATCGACGATAAAGCCATCGCACTTGCCACATCTTGCAAATTGGGGCTTTCGGCTGAAACAATCGACACACAAAGTAAAGATTCGGGCATCTGGACGGAAAAGGACATTAAAAAACTTTCTTGGAACGCTTCCAGTGAAAACGTATTTAGCGCGGATGCAGATGCGAATAGCTACGATAAACTATTCGCTTTGTTCTTGGCGCATAAACCTGTTGTTCTGAAATTTGGCGTTGTTGGCAATCCTGACGTAAACGAAATGCCCGCCGCCGGATGGACGCTAGCGGAAGGTGCATATACAGGTAGTGCGGTTATCACTTCGCTAGAAGCAAATGCGCCGGATGGAGACAAAGCAACACTATCAATCAGTTTCGAAGGAACCGGACCGCTTGCAAAGGAAGCAGCTAGTAAATAACTTACGGGCGGTGTTTTGCCGCCCTCTAAACGACTTATTCAATGAAAACAATATCACTTAACGGAAAAGATTTTTCTTTGAAATATACGCTTCGTGCGTTCTTTGTGTTCGAATCTATATCCGGCTATCCGTTTCAGTTCGGGAAGATGTTAGACGAGTTTCTTTTGTTTTATTCGTTCCTGCTTGCCTCTAATCAGGAATTGTTCAAAATGGAATTTGAGGAATTTATCGAATTATGCGAAAATGACTTGACACTATTCGAACAATTCAAAGAGTTTATTTTGGATGAAATCAAACTACGTTCGCAATCGGCAGGAAATGACGTAAAAAAAAAGAAGGTGACGACGCGGAAACGAAAGCCGTAAGTATACGCGAACTTTATTCGCGCGTTGTCGGTGAGGGCGGGATCGCTCCCGATTACTTCCTCGATAAAATGGACTTTATCGAGGTTGAATCGTTTATAGACGGATTGAATCGACGCAATCGGGAAGCGTGGGAACAAACTAGATTGTTAGGTTTCATTATAGCGCAATCTAATAGCACAAAGACGCTAAAGCAAACCGATATACTCCGGTTCCCGTGGGATGAAGAAGAAAAGAAAGATACGAGCGTAACGGACGAAGAGATGCAACGATTACGAGCTAAGGCAAAAGAAGTAGAATCACAATTAAATACGAATAAAGATGTCTGATATAGTAACAAGATTATTATTAAAAACGAATGACTTCGACGCGAATTTAGAGAAGTCAAAGAAGGGTGTTAATAACTTTCAGGGCGGTATTAGTAATATGGCTAAAACAGCCGGAGTGGGCATCGTTAAGTTTGCCGGGACTATCGGCGTAGCTATGGGAGCATACGAGGGATTAATGAAAGTTATTAATAGCTCACAAACAACTGGGGATGCTTATGTTAAAATGATGGATCAAGCAAAGGCAAGTGTTGATTCTTTTTTTTCTAGCATTGCATTAGGAAACTTTGATGGCTTTCTTTCTAATCTGCAAAATGTAATCGACAAAGCCGGGGATTTATCCGTCGCTTTAGATAATTTGGGTACAAAAACTTTATTCAATAAAGCAGAGGTAGACGATCTTAACACAAAATATCAGCTTGAACTAAATAAAGCTAAGGCGCGTAATATAAGCGATGAAGAGCGCAATAAACATTTAGCTAAAGCAAAGGAATATCTTATACAGATGGCAACTTTGCAGCAATCGTTAGCGACTGCCAATACTGATACTTCCTATACGGCTTTACAGGCTGAAATTGCAAAAATGGGATTCAATAAGAATGTATCTAGGGAGATGTGGGATTATTTAATAAAAGACAGTAAAAGGTCAGATATTGAAAAGACTAGCACCGCCCACAAAGATAGACTATTTGAATATAACAAAAGGATTGAATCCTCAAAGGTTAGAGACCCATACACAGAGCAAGTAATAGACTCGGACGAGACAAAGAAGATTCGGGCAGAATTGAAAAGATATAAAGAATCTCGTTTTGGTCTTTATGGAGAATTGAATAGATTATTTATTGAAGCGGCAGACGACGAGGAATCAGCAATAGCGCAAGCGTTAAAGATGAGAGCTACGGCGAATAGTTTAAAGGTTGCCGTATCTAACAAAGAATTAGAGGTCGCAAATGCAGATGCCAAGATAAACGGAAGTTATAACAAGAGAAACGGCGGCGGAAGTGGTAGCGATACAAAAATAGAACCTGAAAAAGAGGCAGTAATCACTAAAGTTACACTGCGCTAGTTTATATAACTTTTAGTTATACCG